TAATATTAGCAGACCCTTTAGGAACTGCGCCTGCAAGAGCAAGAAAATATATGGGGAATAGAAAAGTAGTAAAAGTACATCAAAATATATTAGTATTTTATAAAGGAGATACTAAAGAAATTAAAAACATATATCCAAAACTAGATTTAATAATAGATGAAAGCCAAGATGTATAATCATAGTGAATGGATAAAAGAAACTAATCCACAAATATTAAAAGAAAACTATACATTAATATTAGAGAAAAGTGGTTTTAATATTATTGATAATATAGAGCATTATTTTAATCCATTTGGCTATACATCATTATTTTTATTATCAGAAAGTCATTTAGCAATACATACTTTTCCTGAAGAACAGAAAACGTATGTTGAGTTAAGCAGTTGTGTAGAAAAGCCATTTATTAAATACAAAGAATTATTAAATAAAAAACATATTTAGTATATGCCTAAACTGTCAAATACTGACATATTAAAAAAGCAGATTATAAAAGCACTTGAGCAGAGTCTTGGAGTAGTGACTGTTGCCTGTAAGAATGTGGGCATAGCAAGACAGACATTTTATGAGTGGTATAAAAACGATGAAGAATTTAAAAAGTCTGTTGATAGCATTGAAGATATTGCCCTTGACTTTGCAGAGAGCCAATTACATAAACAGATTAAAGATGGTAATGTAACGGCAACGATATTTTATTTAAAGACCAAAGGAGTTAAGAGGGGATATGTAGAAAGGCAAGACCACAACATCCACTTACAACCATTTACACATATAGAGATAGAACAGAAATTTGATGAGTACCAAGAAATTAAGCCTGAAGATAACAAACGTCTTCCACCGAAACTTAACGGCAAAGAATGACATCATAGTAAACAGAGGGGGTACAAGGTCAAGTAAGACCTATTCCCTTTGCCAATTGATGTGTTCAAAGCTTATAGGTGAGGAGAACAAAAAGATTATCATAGCCAGAAAGACATTCCCTGCTTTAAGACATTCAGTATATAAAGATATGATTGATATGCTTAAGGAATATAAGATTTATGAACTAGGAACTCATAACAAATCAGAGCATACATTCACTTACCATTTCACCAATAGCCAGATAGTATTTTTAAGTGTTGATGATGCCCATAAAGTCAGGGGGTTAGAGAGCAACTACGTATGGCTTAATGAGGCTGACAGCTTTACCTTTGAGGACTTCAATCAATTGTATATCAGGCTATCAAGGAAGTCTGAAGATGGGCAGGCTAATAAGATGTATCTGGATTTCAACCCCTCTGATATGTATAGCTGGATAAAGATAGAACTTGAGGATAAGGGCAGAGCAGAGGTTATCAAATCAAACTACCTTGACAATTCATTCCTTGACAAAGAAACGATAAGGAGGATAGAATACATGAGGGAGAATGATCCTAACTTCTGGACTATCTTCGGGCTTGGCGAGTGGGGAGAGATTAAAGGATTGATATACAACAATTGGAAGACCACTAAAGAGATGACTGAAAGCTATGATTGGCGGTTCTTTGGATTGGATTTCGGATTTACAAACGATGCATCTGCGCTTATAGAAATAAGGAAATCAGGGCATCATATCTATGTTCAGGAGCATATCTATAAGACAGGACTAACGAACTATGATTTAGCTGATGAGATGATAGCGCAGGGAGTTAGTGATGCAATAATATATGCTGATAGTGCCGAACCTAAGTCTATCGCAGAGATAAATCGTTACGAGGAGGCAAGACTTAACAGGATCAGGTTAGTGCCTACAACAAAGGGCAGGGATTCAGTAAAGCATGGCATCAATCTGGTACAACAGCAGAACCTTTTAATTCATCAGGATAGTCATAACCTAATGAAAGAGATAAGGAACTATAAGTGGCAAGAGAAGAACGGAGAGATGATCAATGCACCCATCAATGCAAAGGGTGATCATGCTCTTGATGCTTTAAGGTATGCCATCACGGGAGCAATAGGAATGAGGAAAACAGTTAGAGCATTTGGATAACTTATTAACATATACAACGTATTAGATATGATGAAAAGTAAACTGTACGCCATATATAAGCTGATATCAGAAACGAGGGAGCATAAATGTACGGGGTGCAATAGGTATAGTGGTCAGGTGCAGTTATCACATAGCCATATCATCAGTAGGGCAAAGAGGCCAGACCTAATTTGTGAATATGACAATATCACTTACCATTGCATGAGCATAGGAGAACACAGAGGATGCCATGATATTTGGGATCATGGAACGGCAGACGAGAAGAAAAAGCTTTTTGACTATCAAAAGAATATGTCGTATATTCGGGCAGTTGATGAAAGCCTATACAACAAACTCAAACTCAAAGAAATTGACAGTTGAATTTCAGTCTATATGCAGGGGATTATTAGAAATACACAAGAGGGGGAACAAAGTGATATATCAATGGATCTGGCGGTGACAGTAGAAACAACAATAGGAACAATAAGATTATTATGAGAGATAAAAATATAATATTTAAAGATTTAGATGAGTGGGATAAGTTCGTAAAGCCCAAATATTCCCATTATGAAGAAATGTATAATAAAATGAAAGATAATGGATGGAAAGAGGGTTGGCTAGGTGCAAAGGAAGAAGTATATAATCCTAAAAACCCACTATATCAAACTGTTAGTGCAGCATCGATAAAATATCATGTTAATGGTCTGAAAAACAGCGTTAAAAAGAGCAGGTATACGGCAACAGAACTATTAAACATGAAATTTCGTTATGATATTTATGACATCAATGACAAAAACCCAAGCATTATTACTACTAATTGGGGTAGGAAGAAACATAAAAAAGAACCATTATTTAAAATAACACCAGAGGTATTGCTTTATCTAATGAAAAGGATGAAAATAAAAGAACAATTATCGTCATGAAAGATGCATTAAGACTTATGTTCACTAAGCTATGGGCGAAGAAAGTTATCCACAAAAACAAAAAGAAATACAATCGTAAACTAAAACATAAAAACAATGGATAAATATGTTTTTGATAATAACAGGGTTCATTACACAAGGATATGTTCAGTAACATATGAAGAATTTAATATCTCTGTTGATGAAAAAGACTTTAAGAGATGGGTTTTAAATGACCCTGATACATACATTGATAGGAATATGGAAAGAGAGGTGTTTCATTATCTTGATTTTTATATCAGAGATACATTTTGTCGGGGGTTTACACCAATAGAAACACTAAAAGAGTTTACAAACCCCTTTCATCCAACGTATGAACAGATAAGAGAATATAAAGAAAGTGTTTTACAATTATGTAATTAAATAAATAACAATGGCAAAGACTAAAAAGACCAAGACTGCACAGGCAGTAGAAGAAATAAAAGAAGACCTTACAACATCATATCATGAGATGTGTTCAGAGTTGGGCAAGAAAGCTACTGAGTTTCAGAGGGCAAGCAAGGTATCAAGTGCAAAGCACCTACGTAATGCTATACGTGCTATCAGGTTCGTCATCGAGGAACTAGAGAAGTAATGCTGGTATTCAGCGCAGGGGAGCATGAGTTTAGTGTTCCTGAAGAATGGACAGAGATAACATTAGAGAAGTATGCCATCTTTATAGATGCAGCCAACGAGTTACAGGCCAAGCTTAAAGAAGATGAGGCCGAAGACATTGGCTTTTATCAGATAGTGCTGGAATACAGAGAGCATTTCAACAAACTGTTTCAGACCTTTACAGGTATAGACCCTAAGATAATTGATAAGATCAAGGCTGATAACATATACACCACGTATATGTATATTATGAACTTCCTCAAAGAGCCTGACTATAATAAGATTGATAGTTTTACTTTTAAGAGAAAGAAATACTACCTCCCAAAATCTAAGGTCGATTACTTTGGTAATGAGATAGAGATGGCAGAGGCATCCTTTGGTGAAGTGGTTGAGGCGATGCAGATACAGGAGATGGATAAAAGCTTTCAGGAGAATAATTTCAAGGTGTTACCGTATCAGATAGCAATGTTATGCAGGCAAAAGGGTGAAGATTATAACGATCAGAAAGTAAAAGAGAGGGCTGAAGTATTCAAGGAACTACCTATGGATGTAGTCTGGCAGATAGCTTTTTTTTTGATAAGACAAAAACTAAAATCTTTGAAACATTTACTGCAATCTTTAGAGGAAGTGAGGGCGGTCAAAACAGACTGAGTAAATATGGGTGGTACAACGTATTATATATGGCATCGGAGGGGGATTTAAAGAAGATGAAAGAACTTGAAAGGATGCCCGTTTATGATGTCATGAACCTCATCAATTACAGAATCGATTATCAAAAAGAACATTTTAAAAAAAACAACGTAAAAAAGTAACATGGCAGATTTTACAGATATCGTAACGGAATTTAGTACGATAGCAGCAGCACAATCAGGAATAAGTAGTTTTAAGTACGGCAACCCTGATGAAATCAACACATCAAGACAAAACACAAAACCATTATTGATACTTCACAAGCAGAGGGGTGTTTCCTTTCCTGACTTCCAAAAGAAACTTAAAACATTTGAGATATCATTTGGCATCTATGATACTTATGTGGAATCACAGAAAGCAACTAAGACATATGCTAATAAGCAGCAAGACCTGATGAACCTTATGGAGCAGTTTCTCAGGGAGTTCAGGAGCAGAAGTTTGGGTGATACTACAGAGGTGACAAGTGTTCAGTCATGGAATATGCCCAGCAATGATCAAGATGTGGTGAATATAGAATTTGTTGAAGTTGTTGGCGTTGATAAATTGGCAGGCGTTGAGGCAACTATTAATTTGTCTGTTTATAGTGATTGTGATACAGGAACATTTAGTTATTAATGGCGAAATTTGAATTAATAAAAGCAGAACTTGATAAGCTGGGTTCTAAGATGTTAAAAGCATTTGCTAATGAATTAATAAATCAAGGCCATAAAGCAACAGGGTCACTTATAAACTCATTCCGTAAAGATATACTATTAAACCCTAGTGGCTTCAGGCTCGTGTTTTGGTGTAATGAATACGGTCTTTTTCTGGAAAAGAAAAGGCAGGCAGGGAAATATGTGCCTATAGCACCTCTCATGAGATGGGTAGCACAGAAAGGTATAGCATCATCAAATAAAGAGGTTCGAAGCATTGCTTTTGCTATATCAAGAGCCATATATTTAGAGGGCATACCTACAACGGGGAGAAGAACACCTAAAGGAAAAGGCTCATTTGCACATTCTAGTGTAGGCAGAAGAACGGCATGGATAAGCCATACGGCAAAGACAAATAAAGATTTAATAAAAACGTCTGTAAGTAAGGCCTTTAAAAATCAGATAAATACATCTATTACAAACTATATCAGAAACACAAATAAAAATCTTGCATAATGGCGATAGCAATACTTTCAAAACCAACAGATGACTCCATTAATTCCGTTTACAGACCTATTGTCTATGAAGTTGAATGCCCTGATACAAGTGGCTCATTGGAATTAGTTAGGGCATCAATAAAACTTTATATCAATGGTTCGGTAGTAAACAATAATAACCCCATCATCCAAGACCCTGACCTTGACCAGACAGGAGGAACGGCAGACCATACACAGTTCACCTTTGATATCTCAGGGGTGGCACGTAATTATATAACGAGTGATTTGCAGGCATTGGGGGGTGAGGGTGACTTAAGTGCTGCCAATAGCATGAAAACCCTTTATATTGTTGTCGGAGGGATATATAAGAATACTGCAACGAATGTTCTTACTGAAGCATCAACGGCAGGCTTTAGTGGTAATGTATGTTATATCTTTAATGGTGTATATCAGCACCAAGATACTCAGGGCTTTAGTGCTTATGAATTGGTATCATCAACGAAGAAGTTCCTCACTAACTTCCCTCGTAGTGGCTCAGAAACAGTAACAAGAGCAAGCAGAATAAAGATTAAGACCGATGAGAGTTATTTACTATCAGCAATAGATACATCTTCAGCCTCAGATACATATATAAGGGTAGATACTTATAACAGTTCTGACAGTTTAATAACAGTATTTAAGATCGATGCCGACCCCAGCTTAGTGAGGCATGACTTAGGAGTTGGGTGTTCAAACTTTGCCAATCTCGTTACGGGTGATATGCATAGCGGTAATACAGGCACGTTGCCAATAATCACTTCATCGGTGGCATATTATAATGTTCATCTCAATGATGCAGCAGCACTAGGCAACATATCAGAGATGATGACCTTTGAGATAGACAGAAAATGCCATGACTATTCAACACGATTCAATTGGCTCAACAGATTAGGGGGTTTCGATAGTTGGACATTCGATGGTGCTTTCAGCAGAGGGCAGAACCAGAGCAAAGCATTATATGAGCAGAACTTAGACTATTCTTTCAACGTGTATGACTCAGAAACGGGTATCAATGCCGTTGAGTCGAAGAACACCTTTAGTGCTTATTCAGGATTACTTAATGGTGATAAGAGGCAATGGCTTGAGGAGTTGTTCACCTCACCTGAAGTATATGTCGTTGAGGGTGGCAATAATGTGCCGATACTGATAACTGACTCTCAGGTTAAGACCATCGATGATGATAAAAACCTGATCCAAGTGAAGATAAATTATACTTATGCATATCAAAATGTTATAAATGTCTAGGATAGAAGTAGAGATAAGGGATTATTATGTTAGTGGTGCTGAGAGAACGGCAGGGCAGCTTGACATAAAAGATAGTGATGAGTTCCCCATGAGCATCAACTACCTTATTGCTGATATAAAGAATTTAAGTATTAGATCAGGGAGTTATACCAAGACGTTCAATGTGCCTGCAACAAAGAATAACAACACCATACTTCACGACATCTGGAATCCTAACACATATGTTGATGATATAAGCAGTTATACGGCAGCAGGCCATAAGATGCTATCACGAAAGCCCTGCATCATAAAGGTAGATGGCACTCCTGTATTGAGGGGAGAGGTGAAAGTAAAGAACGTGATCACTAAAGGCAAGAAGAAAGAATATGTGTTGCAGATAATTGGTGACAATAGCGATTGGGTTAAGCAGCTAGAAACATTATACCTTAATGAGTTAACAGAGTTCGATACTGTTTCATCGAATACCGATCATACACTTAATAAGGCAACGATTGAAGCAAGCTGGTCGGGGAGTTATAGTGACCTGAAGACAGTAAGTTCATACTGTTACTTCTATCCTCTTATTAACTATGGCAGTTGGAAGAATGGCAGCGGTGTTGTTGTCGATGATATGAGGCCAGCAGTATATATCAGGGCAATCCTTGATGCAGGCTTTAAGGAAGCAGGCTATACTATAAACTCTACTTTTTTAGATACCCTAGACTTCAAGAAGTTGGTGCTTCCTTATCATGGTCATGGCTTTGGTGTTAGTGATGCTTATATAGATGCAAGAAAATTCAGGGCAGGGAGAACAACAGATCATACAGAGATACAAACAAATCAAGACTTAACTTTTCCTCAATATAATACTCATACTATTACAGTTCCCTTAAATAATGATAGCACAAGCCCTAATTTTGATACGGGAACGCTTTATAATACCACAACATATAAATATTCTGCTAATGGTGTATATGATGTAAAGTTCAAAGGTAATTTTGTATTAGAGCATACATTGTCTTATACACAAATCAGTAATACTTATACTGTGCTTTTAAAACAATATGATGGTAGTGCAACAACATATAAAACATTAAAGGTTTTTACGTTGGGTTTTGGTGAAAGCAAATCTTTTTCTTTTAATACGGGCTATATGACAACATCTGCAAGCCATACCTTTGAATTAGAAATAAGAAGCACAACACCATTAGGAGGCTCTGCTGGTTATTATTATCATAATTACAAAATAACATCAGCATCATATATAGAAAATGAGATTGACAAAACACCACAGGGGGGTTTCAGCGTTGTCCTTAAAGATACCCTTTCAGATAAGCATAC